TCAGCGGTTTTCGACGGACTGGCGCAGCGTACCGGCTGGCGCGTGGACGCTGCCGCCAAGATAACGCACATCATCAATAACCCAGCACTGACCTTCATGGATCATCAGCACTTCGTCGCGCCAGGTCTGGTCGCCTTGCTTCAGCTCCACGCGCAGTGGGATGTTGCGGGCGTCGCGATTAGGAATGGTGGACGCGCTGGCTACGCTGGCGCTATCCGGGAAGGTGGTGCGGCTGGAGAACGGGTCGCTGCTCATCAACTGGCGGTGTTCGCTGTCACGGCTGGCGTCAGAGAGCAGTTTTGCCAGGTTGTCGCTTAAGTAAGGGCGAAGGGCGGTAATGTCGTTAGTACGGTTTTGAATGCGGTAGTCATAAAATTGTTGAGCCACGCTGTCCGGCCCGCCTTCTATGCACGACCCGCTGCGCGGGCCATTGTCTTTATAAGCAGGAGTGACGGTTGTGCAGGCACTGAGCAGCAGTGCGCAAGGGACGAGCAGAGAGAGTTTGCTGTAGCGCATAGTGATTTCCTTATAAGCGATCTGCCAAAAAGCGATCTACGATAATCAATTATATCTTTTCTATGATTGTATAACCGATTAACGTATTGTTATTTCTAAACTAAATTTGCTGCCAACCCCTTTTGGGGCACCTTTGGGGCAGTGGCTGCCAGCCTCTGATTCAGTATATCAACCTGTGACTGGTTATTGTCGGCCATCCATGCACCATATACTGTATAGACCATCTGAGCATTTGCATGTCCCATCTGTGCGGCAATAAAATTGGGATTGGCTCCAGCGGCGAGTGACCAGCAGGCATAAGTGTGCCGGGACTGATACGCTTTTCTGTATCGTAAACCGGCTCGTCTCATCGCTGATTCCCATATCCTGTTTAGTGACGTTGCAGCATAATGCGCTCCGGACTTTCCTGAACGTGTGGTAAGCTGAGGGTTGAATACGAAGGTACATGAATGTGCGCTTGTCCGGCCAAATTCGCGTAGCTTCACCTCAACTTTATGCTGTTTGCCCAGCCTTGTGAGTGATGTCTGGTTTTTTAATGCATCAATCGCAGGCTGTATCAGATGTATCACCCTGTCGGTTCCTGCCTGGGTTTTCGGCAGGGTGAACTCTTTAGCCTGAGTGTAGTTTCTCCTGACAACCAAAGTGCCCGCTTTGATATCGATGTCTTCCCACGCCAGCGCGCACAATTCTCCATGTCGCATGCCAGTGTAAACAGCCAGGGACCAGAGATTTTTGATCTGCTGGTGGTGGCAGGCGTCAATGAGTCGCGTAAATTCGTCCTGTGAAAGCGGATCTGGTTCAGCTTTTGCTCTCTTCAGTGTTGATATTCCACTGAACGGATTTTGTGAAATGTAGCCATTGCATGCTGCAAACTGGAACATTCCACAGACAATCCCCATATAAGCATTTACTGTCGCCACACTACGTCCCTTCGGTGTCAATTCACGGTTTGGTCTCGCTACCTGATAACCTGTCATCAGTTCCCGTCTGAAAACGAGCAAGTCTTCCTGTGTTACAGCGGAAGCAAGAACCCGCCCTCCAAGCAAAGAAACACTCGTTTTTACGATCGACTCATAGCGGATCATCGTGTTTCTCGATATTTCCATTTCCTTAAGGCCGAGCCATTTGTCCGCCAGTTCAGCGATAGTGATGTCTTTATTCACCACGCCGAACTGCTTCAGATTTGGCGAATCAGGAAACCGTTCCGCATAGTTGAAGCTACCAGTCTTAATTAAAAAGCAGACAGAAGCCCGTAACTCACCTGCAATTTTGCGATTTTTAGGGGTGTCAGGCACCCCCAGATTTTCACGTACACGCTTCCCTTTATAGTGGAAGCAGATCCGGAGTTTACCTCCGTGGTTTTCAACGCCGGTTGGATAGGCCGGTTTAGCCATAAATCCTCCTGCGTCCAAGAGCTTCATCAGATTACATCCTCAAAGATTTAAGTCAAAGATCGACTGCTGGATTCGGCTGGCTTTTGATCCAACGGTTTATCTCAGGGATGCAGTACATGCACTCGCTCGTTGGCTTCGGGCTGCCGTCGGGCGCTATGTGCTTGTATTCTCGTCCGAGCATCCAGGATTCCTTGCGGGCCCGGAGAACCGTTCCGGGTTTTAGCCCGGTAACTGCTATCAGAACCTTTTCTGTAACCCACTCATTAGGGGTCAGAAGAATGACATCGCTCATACCCACCTCACACCACATTCAGGCCACGGCAGTGGCACCACGTTTCAAACATTCTTTTAACCACTTCACGGCAGTAAAACCCTTCTATATCCCTCGTAAGGTCGTAGCGGTTTCCGTACCGCTGGCGCACCCACACTTCGAAAGCTTTATGCATCGCTATTGCCCCCAGATAACCATTGCGGCCGCAGCAAGCGCCACACCAACAACCATAAAAGCATCAGGCCAGCTCATCTTTTACACCACGTTCCATTTTTTCCGTTGCCCGCATAACGCAGCGCGCAAAGGATGAGGGCGTTACAATCCGGCGAAGCTCGTCTACCAGATAATCGTTATGCTGCTGGTGCAACCGCATGTTGCGCTCTTTCTCCTGCTGCCGAAGAACGGCCAGACGCGCTGTGATAATGCGTCGCTTAGCTTTTACTGCGCGCAATGCTGCCTCTGCCTTTTTGCGCCATTCACTCCATTCGCTACCGGATCTGGATTGCTGTAGCTGACTTTCTATGCTGATTTGCGTAGCCTCTGCATTGACCAGTTGCTCCAGGCATTCGCTGACGCTATTCAGGTTGTCTGTGTCGATAAATGTTTTCTGCATCACTTCACCCTCACTTCGATCCCGGCGATGGCACAATAGCGCTCGATTGATTCCTTCACCCAGCGTTTATAGGTTTCTGGGTGGAATACTTCCGTCTTGCCGCTGCCGCTCCAGAATGCCTTCGAACTGGTATCAGGAAGGGTGATGGTCAACGTTTTGCCAGCAGCGTCATCCAACTGAAGCCTATCGAGAAGGTCAGCCAGATCATTACTGTTGATTGTTCCGCTTTTACGGCATAGTGACGCCAGCAGTCTGATCCGCCAGTCCTGTGTTGTTGATTCGCTCATTGTTTTATCGCCTCGCGATATAGCTCAAAGACCGTCGATTTCATTGGCATAATCACAAGAAGCGGATCACCGTAGAAACTGTTAACTGCGACGTTGAGCAGGATCTGACATGGTTTTTCGGGCCCGAAGAAATTTAATTTAACGGGCATCGAGCTAAATTCAGCGCCAAACATACGATAGGGCAGAGCCAGAAGCTCTGCTGAGAACGGCGGAAACTCATCACACGGTTCAACATCTGTCGGCAGCAGCTTACTCAGGTCAGGAAAATTACCCCCAACCAGTTCAAGTTCGTTATGGCCGACAGGTCGCCTGCTGTCGTCCATGTGTGCGGCGATCCACTGGCTGTCAATTTGTTGGAATACAGTTCCTTCAGCGGTAGCCGGTATTTCACCGTGGAGAATGAAAACTGCATCAATATCGGTCTTTGAACCATGTTCCATGGAAACGGCCGCAATACCATTAGTTGCCTGAATGTGGGTTGGGGTGATGTGAATACCCCGTAGGTATTTGCGTTCTTCTTTCTCGCTGGCGACGCAGCACAGGGCTGCGCGGAGTAAATCGGTATAGATAAACATTAATATTTCCCCTCAGTGCATAACTGGCATTTCTGGTATGCCGCTGGTTTTAATCATTCCGATGTAGTCATCGTGAAGCATCTCAAGCCCCTCTCGCCCAAAGGGTGACATCCTGAATCCGTCTCCGGGATCTGCAATCACCATGTTCTGGTACATGCGAAGAGCCATCTTTGAACCCTTCTCCACGCCGTATTTCTCAATCGCGATACCTTCTACGTGGTTGGCGAGAGAAAAACGTAACGGCCCAGGGTAAACGCTGATTGCACCGTGCTTGCCGGAATAGATAACGGCTGTATCAACGCCGCCTTCGTCGTTTGGAACGTCGATCGTCCCGTTCTTCTCCCGCTCCTCAGCTATGAATACCGCGGCGAGCAGCCAGCGCCAGACAATGATTTGTTTATCGATGTTGAGTGTGATCCAGTTGCTTTCCACTGCTTCCATAATGCAGGCCAGCAGTTCCAGCCCTTCCGCAATGCTTTTGTCATAGTGACCGTTGTCGAGCTGGCGAATAGCTGCGGAATATCCAATCACGCGATTTCCAAACCGAATGCCGGTTGACGTAGGTTCGGGATTAAATGTTGTGCGATCCATTGCGTACCTCTGCTGGTTTGCTGGACTGAAGTTCTTCGCGCTCTTTCACAAAGCGGACATGCATGGCGTCCCACTTTGCGCACCACTTCTGCATTTCGCGCTTACGGGCAAGGATACGGCGCAGGCGATGCTCACAGCGCTGGTGGGCTATGAAATATTCACGAGTAACGGCGCCACGCTGACATACTTCGCCGTGTACCGGATGGCATACCTTCACGTCCGGATGGCGGCACTTAAAACCTGATGTTTCGAAAGCTCTGGTAGTCATGAAGAACGCCAGGTAACGGATCGCCGTGTCGCGGCTGAAGCATTTCTTAATGCGACCGTGGCGCTCCGCGACGAACAACGGGCCAACTGGTGTGTCGTGTTTCTGTAATGCCAGGTCAATTGCGCTGGCGGTTCTGTTGTCAATCATTTTCCCCTCACTTAACTCTCATTCTGGTTAAATGCAGGATGTGGCTGGGCGACGATAAACCCGGCCTTTTCCAGCATCTGAACAAAATAATCAACGGAAGCAATAAACTCATTTTCGCGTAATGGTTGTAATTACCTGCCCGTTTTCAATCGTAAGAACGATACGTGTCTGTTTATGCTTAATGGGGGGGCTTAGTCATTAGTTAATTCCTCCGCTTTTAATGACTGGTCTGCCAGTGTTGCAATAAGTGCATTCATAAAATCCACACCATCGGGTGTTAACTTATTAACACCCATGCAATTCGAATAATGCTCAGCAATTAAATGCTCTGCTTGCTCGCGTTTACGGGTGTCATAAATCATCGCTTCGAAAAGCTTTATCAGTGCCTTCGTTAAAATGTCTTCGTCCAGTTCTACGGGTAATTTCGTGCCGTCATCCAGTTTGACTATCTGGAAATAACTTCCGGTTCTTCTCATCATTGAATCCAGCTTTGCCCGGACGAGGTGACGACGGCGAGTTTCAATCAGGTTTGTTTTCACGGCGAACCTCTTCGGCATTCATCCAGTTATCTACGTGCCCTGATATTTCCCAGGCGATTTCTAGCAGGTGAAAGCGCTGTGCATCCTCAAGCCTGTAATAATTCTCTGTGACTGTTTGCAGCAGGTAATACAGACGCTCAGTTACAACACTTATTTCCGTTAGCGCCATATTGCTGTATGGTTTGGTTGCGGAATTACAATCATTCATAATTACCGCCCGTAGTACGCATCACGAAGGAGTAGCACCGCAATATGCCTGTAAGCGCTGCCATACGTCATAAGTGACTTTGCTGTTCGGTAAGTAACTTTATTTTTGACTGCTGACATAAATGGCTCTCCAGTGATTTTATGTTATGGGTATCCCCACCAGTTAAGGTGTAATAAATTTTCTACTTAATAAGGTTGTGTTAGCTGTTTGCCAGCCAGCTTAATTTAGCTGAGTTCTTAATTATTTTCTGCGACTCTTTACTGGCGTCTTCAAAAGAGCGAAAAGTATCAATATGAACAAATACCCCCCTCACGACGAAATAATTTGTATATAATGTCATCAGTATCGCCAAGATCCGATTCTAATATGGCTGAGGATTTGCAATTGAACTCATTGACTGGCAGTGTTATCCGTTGCATGGAGCCACCTTTGATTTTATTTCTTGCAGTATATTGCGCATCTGCCCCGCATAATCATCCAGAACGGCAAACATCACATACTGCAAATCGCCTTCATCTTCATTGGTGAAAAAATGCTGATTAGCTAAATCAATCATTCCACCGAGCTTGGTTGCGATAAGTTCAGCATCGAACAACTCATTGCTTATATCTGATGACTGGACGTTTGTTTTTTTTGCAGGGGTTTTCGCTTCACTGCTATCTGCAACCCGATTTTTAATAATCAATCCGGTGTCGGTGACAATATCGGCGGATTTAACTGCACGCCGGGCTGCTGGTTTTAATTCATCACCGTTGTAATCGTCTTTGGTGAGGCATACGACTGTCACGCCTTCGTGTTTATTCATGGGACACCTCCACTTCTTTCCCCGTCAGCAGCCAGGTCACGCTGGTTTTGAGTGTTTTAGCCAGTTCGTCGATATGCCTGCTGGATGGTGTGGCTTTCCCTGTCTCCCAGCGGAATACCGTACCTTCAGGCGCATTGAGGTCGAACTCCAGTTCATCAGGGCTCATTCCCAGCGACACGCGAGCTGCGTTAATACGCTTACCGATAGTGGACATATCCACGCCCTGCATAACATTGACGGGCACCAGTGGTGCACTGGTGGATTTGCTGCGATCATCGAGCAACCACAGCGGATCGCATTTGAGGGCGGCGGCAAGCGGGATGATGTATGTCGCTTCAACCGGACAATTACCATCCTCCCAGTCAGCGATGCATTCTGGAATCAGGCCGAGCGCGCCAGCGAGATCGGCTTCGCTGAGTCCAATGTTCTTGCGGGCGAGTTGGATGCGGAACGCGATGGTGCCCAGCTCGTTGGCATGGAGTGGGGCGGGTTGCTTATTGGTAGTTGTAGTTGCTTCCTTTAGATACTGATGGACTATATCGATCAACTCATCGGCAATATCTATATAATTTCGAGTGGCGCGTAAAGTTCCCACCACAGAAATAATGCTTAATGAATTTGCTATCACATCGGATTGATTAAGTGATAAGCCGTTATAGTTTTTCATATTCTCCCTCGCTCTAGTTGACGACTAAGTTTCATCTACAACAAAGGCTACAATGAAATATTGTACATTACAATAACTGAGGCGCAAAAAAAACCGGCAAGTTTATTGCCGGTTAAGTTATCTACATGATTTAATTTGCTTTATTTATCTGGTTCTTGAAAAGAAATTCTTAACCTACCGATAAAATCATTGATTTCTTTAAGTCTAATGTTAAAGACTCTCAACATATTTTTCCTTTCTTCTCCTGGCAAATCTCTATATATATTAATTAGTTGCTCTTCATCTGGTGATAAAAGTACCTGTTTCCTGCTATCAGGTAATTCATCTACATGCCCAAACGATATACTGGTATAAATATCACTCTTCTCGCTATGGTCGTAAGGTGTATAGAACCAGTGAGCAGGTGCGCCGGTTACCTCCGCCAATTTCTCCAGTGCACTCTTGCGAGGCTCCCCCAACCCATTACACCACCTCTGCACTGCCTGCGGAGTTACCTTCATACGCCTGGCTAGCTCGGACTGACTAAGTTCGAGCTTGTCAAGTATTTCTTTGAGTCGTCTTTGAAAGACTGTTTGGTTTGAGCTTTTCATAGTCACAATTGTACCTCATCCATTGAAAATTTAAATACAATACATTATTGTAGTTGTAGGTTAATTACAATTTTGGATTGTTATGAAGCGCGACTTGAAAGGTAAGATCTCAAAAATCTCTAGCCAGGCCGCTCTGGCTAGTCGGCTTGGGTGTAAGCAGCAGACGGTCAGTCTTTGGATGAAAAATAGTGTGCCCGCAAACAATGTGCTGGATTTATGCGCGGCTTTAGAGTGGCAAATCACTCCTCATGAAGTAAGGCCCGATCTGTACCCAAATCCAAATGACGGCCTTCCCATAGAACCCCAAGCAGCTACAGAGGTGTGACATGTCACACGCGAACACATCACCAGATCCGATTAAGTCACTCGATATCGATTATCGCGATCCGCGAGGTGTTGTTGTGCATGTCACCGGATGGAACCGGGAAAAGCAGCAGGTCTATTTCACCAGACAGGGCTATCCGCATGAGTGCATGCAACCGGTCTGGAAGTTTCAACAGTATTTCACGAGGTGCGATGAATGAAGATATCACCACAAAAGGCGATAGCCATCTACCAGAAGACTAAAGGTCACTGTGGATACTGTGGTTGCTATCTGGACTTTGAGGAGTATTCGGCTGATCACATCACCCCAAAAAGTAAAGGCGGCTCACATGGCGTAGATAATCTACTGCCTTGCTGTAAGACCTGCAACCGTACCAAAGGCGCTCGTTCGCTTAACGAGTTCCGCCTTGTTACAGCTGCCAGAAACGCAGGTTGCAATATTTTCAGTGCCTCTCAACTTGTCTATCTGGCTGATGCGGGAGTATTGCCTTCGCTTGGGATTGATGCTGACCATCGTTTTTATTTCGAGCAGCACAGTATGCATGAGGGGGCCGAAAAGTGAGCAGCAAACTACAGGGCTATGTCTGGGATGCCTGTGCTGTTTCTGGTGTCAAAGGAACCCGGCTAATGGTTATGGTCCGTCTGGCTGATTATTCCAGTGATGATGGCAAGAGCTATCCCGGCATCAAAACCATTGCCCGTCAGATTGGCGCTGGTGAGAGCACCATTCGTACAGCCATTGCTGAGCTTGAAGCAGAAAAATGGCTTCGGCGTGAAAACCGCCGAAATGGCAACCGCAACACATCCAATATGTACTTTCTAAATGTCGAGAAGCTGGAGGAAATAGCGCTTCGGGAAAGATCTGCAATCCGTAAGGAAAGATGCAAAAACAGTCGTTTTGACCCGTCAGATTCTGACGCATCGAATTCTGATGCATCAGATTTTGACCCGTCAGATTCTGACCAGTCAGAAATGAGCGCCTCAAGTGCACTTGACCCGTCAGATTCTGGCAAAAACAGTCGTTTTGACCCGTCAGATTCTGGGGGACATGATCCACAAGGTTTAAAATCTGATCCACAAGTAAAAGATCATGAACCACAAGAAGCGCGCGCAAAGCGCCAGAAAAAAACTTCGTTCGACCCTGCAAAAGCAAAACCTGAAAACGTCAGCGCTGAAATCTGGCAGGACTGGATTAAATTTCGCCGGGAGAAGCGCCAACCCCTGACCGAAACAACATGCACCTACCAGGCTAAGCAGCTTGCTGGTCACCAGAACGCTGATGAAGTGATCCGCCGTTCAATCGCCAGTGGGTGGCAGGGATTGTTTCCCGATCATGTGCCCAACAAACCTGCAACGATGACAGAAACGCCCGGTGCAGCAGTTTCCAGCGAATCCGGCTCCAGCTCATGGTACACGCCATCCGGAAACGGCTCGGCAGAGGTGTTTATCAACCAGGCCGCTATTGAGCGCATGAAGCGCGGTGGGTACCGCTAATGAAACCATTCCTCAAACGCATGCTGGTGGCCGGATATAACCACGGCGTTCTGCGCGAGGGATTCGTGACATGGTGTTTTGTTAAATTTGATTTACGGAGTGTGTAATGACCGCGGCTGAACTGTCAGACAAGCTATGGGATAACGCCGAAAGGGTCGCTAAGTTCCTGCTGCCAAAGGGGCACCTGGAGGGCAGAGAGTGGTGCGTTGGTAATACCAACGGTGACGCAGGGAAGAGCCTCAAAATTAACATTGGAGGGAAAAAAACGTGGGCTGACTTTGCCAGCGGCGATAGCGGTGACCTGCTGGATTTATGGGTTTTGGTACGTAACTGCCAGTTGCATGACGCTATGCGTGAGGCGAAAGAATTTCTTGGCTTAAAAGACAACGATCACCACTTCGAGGCGAAGAAAAAAACGTTCTCCAGACCGACGAAGAAGGGGGTTAAAAAAGCCAGTAGCTGTTATGACTACCTGGCAACACGCGGTATCACTCGCGAGACGGCGGATCAGTTCCGGGTATCAGATGCGGTGGTCTGGTATCACGATGAAAACAGGGAAGTACCAGCGGTGGCATTTCCGTACATTCGCAATGGTGAATTACTACAGGTAAAGCGTATTGGCACTGAACGCCCGAATGGTAAAAAACTGATCATGGCCGAGGCAGATTGTGAACCCTGTCTTTTCGGCTGGCAGGCCCTGGACAAATCCACGCGGCTGGTTGTTCTGTGTGAGGGTGAGATTGACTGCATGAGCTATGCCCAGATGGGATTCCCGTCGCTGTCAGTACCGTTCGGGGGTGGAAAGGGGGCCAAACAGCAGTGGATCGAATACGAATATCACAACCTGGATCGGTTCGATGAAATCTGGCTGAGTCTGGACAATGATGACGTTGGCCGTGAAGCCGCGAAAGAAATTGCCCGCCGCCTTGGTGAGCACCGTTGCCGCCTGGTTGAACTCCCGCATAAGGACATCAACGAATGCCTGATGGCCGGGATGGATTCAGAGGCCGTGCTGGAGTATGTCGAACGAGCAAAATATTTCGATCCTGATGAGTTGTGCTCGGCAGGGGATTTGCTCCAGGAAACCATCGACGCGTTTGAACATCGTGATGTCGGATTGTTTATCAGTCCCTGGGAATCACTGAATTACAACTTTAAATTCCGTGCCGGAGAACTGACCCTGATTAACGGCGTGAATGGACACGGTAAAACCGAGCTGGTTGGACATATCGCCGTCGACGCGATGAGCCAGGGCGTTCGCACCTGTATTGCTTCGCTGGAACTCAAGCCCGGAAAGATGCTGGCCCGACTCACGCGCCAGACTGTCTGTATGAAACGGCCAAAGCGCGAAGACATCATCACGACCAACGAATGGTTCTCCGATCGCCTTTGGGTATTCAAGTTGACCGGCACAGCGAAAGCCAGCCGCCTGCTTGAGATATTTACCTATGCCCGCCGCCGGTATGGCATTGAATTGTTCGTAATCGACAATCTGGCAAAGTGCGGGCTGGATGAAGAGGATTACAGCGGGCAGAAGGATTTTATTGACGCGCTCTGCGACTTCAAAAATGAAAATAACTGCCATGTCCTGCTGGTTACACACAGCCGCAAAACCAACGAATCAGCGCCAACCGGCAAGATGGATGTCAAGGGTACAGGCGCGCTGACCGACATGCCAGACAACGTCATGTCTATCTGGCGCAACATTCCCCGCGAACTGGCAATGCGTAAGGCGGAAAGCAAGGGGTATGAGAGCCTGGATAAAGACGAACAGGCTGCTGTCAGTATGCCTGCGTCAATGATTCGACTGCTCAAGCAGAGGGAGGGCGAAGGGTGGGTTGGTGATATAGGCACAACTTTTGATACTCGTTCTCACCAGTTCCTGGAGGATGAAAAGAAAGGTCCGCTCAATTACCTGACCAGGGAGCCACAAAACGATCTCGATATTGAATGGGAAGCGAGCAACGCAACGAGGTACTGATGATGAAAAACAAACAAGTCACTATCGCAATGGAAAAATATATTCGTATCCACGAAGAAATTAAAAAGCAGGAGCGTGAGAGCATTGCAGACGATCCTGATGGAATAGGTTGCGGGGCTGACGCATATCTTTTTGAGGAACTGGCTCAGGCGCGTGATGAATTCTGCGAAGCTATAACTCCATCTTATTATGCTGAATTGCTGAGACTGGTTGCCATGCATCGGGATAACACTTGCGAACTGATCCTTGAAAATATGGTGCTGAAAGCAGAGATTCGTCGTCTTGGCGGCAATCCAGATTTGCTGGGGAACGTGGATTCAGAGGGAAAGGACTGATGGATGTAACGAAGGAAGACGAGCACACCATAAGCGAATACCTTCGCGTTGCTCACGGTGGTTATTCCGGGCCGGTATTCATCGATATCAACAGGCTGGCGGATTTGAATATGGCTTACAGCCGTCTGATTGTTATGACGTATCTCATGAAACAGCGGTGGTTCTGGAGGGCTAAACAATGAAACTGGAAGCGGCACTAAAACATTTCAGCCCTCAGGGGATGCACATCAGCGACAGCGTGAAAGGCACATCACCGGATCGTATAACCGGTACTGATGTAATGGCCGCTATTGGGGCCACCAGCAGCCGCGCACGATTCGGCCTGGCTGCTTTCTTCGGCAAGGCGGGGATCAGCAAGACGGATGAGCAACTGGCGGTTCAGGCGCTGGCGCGTCACGCGATGGAGACGGCTCCGAAGAACGTCAGGAAGGGCGCCGGTAGTGAGTTCGGCTGGTGCATGCAGGTGCTGGCGCAGTTTGCATTTGCTGAGTATTCCCGTTCTGCGGCCACCAGTGCGACATGTCGCAGTTGCAATGGTTCGGGGTGTGTAACGGTGACCCGGATAATCCGCAAAGTATCTTACCCGTGGGGTAAAGCTCCATACTGGGCCAGCAAGTCCCGCGCTGTTCGTCCTTCAGACTGGGAGCAATGGAACGAGGTCACAGAGAGTGTCCCCGCTGTTTGCGAGGTATGTGATGGTAAAGGCATTCTGAGCGCTCGCTGCCGTTGTGGTGGAAAAGGGGAGGTGCTCGATCGCAAGGCTACGAAAGAGCATGGGGCGCCGGTGTTCAAAATCTGTGAGCGTTGTGGTGGTGAAGGGTATTCGAGAGTGTCTTCTGCGACCGTTCACCGCGCTATTCTCAAACGTCTACCGGACCTCCATCAGTCGTCGTGGTCCCGCAACTGGAAGCCATTCTATAAAATGCTGGTGGATGTGTTGCACAAGGGGGAGACACAGGCTGCGTTAGAGTTTGAGAAGGCAACCAGTTATTGATGTGATCGGGACAAATGCCGACAATTTTTTGCACGATAAGGTTGACTTTGCATAAAACTGTCCTGTATGCTTCTAATTATGGAGTATAACGCCTGTAGATAATTAACCTTGAAAAGCCCGCCATGTTGCGGGTTTTTTTACGCCTGCAATTCTTCGCGCACCGCCCGCGCACATATCACACCGAACCACACCCTTTGAAATGAGCCTTTGAGGAAGTCAGTTAGTGCTGGCGAGCCTCGGTGGGCTGATTTCCTGTGCGGCAAAGGTTCATCTCAAAGTAAGGTAAACGCCATGCAATTAGTTGAAATTAAAAAACTCGACCTTGTAACCAGCACTGTCGCTATTGCTGATGGGGTTGGGCGTGATCATGACACCGTCATTAAGCTGGTAGACCGTAACAAGGCTGATCTTGAAGAATTCGGAAGGGTCGGATTTGAAATCCGAACCATTCAAACTGACGGTGGTCCTCAAAAGCGTCGAGTGGCGCTATTGAACGAACAGCAAACCACTCTACTGATCACCTACATGCGTAATAACGATGTTGTCCGCAAGTTCAAAAAGAAACTGGTTGCTGAGTTCTTCCGCATGCGTGGCGCTCTGGCGGGCAAAAAAAATGGATCGCAACCATCGCCAGCCGCTGATTGAAGAACAGCACAGTTTAGCAGCGTAATGAGCGTCATTTCGACACGCAGCTTAATCATAGAAACCCTGCCACGGCGGGGTTTTTATTTTTGTTAACACATCCGTGCTTATCCAAAAGCGCTTCGCTAAAGTCCGAACAACCGTGGGTTGTTTGTTGGATGGAGTGCCTTTTATACGGCTCAATCAGTGCAATGGTTTGTATTGACAGATTAGCGGTTTGTTTTTATAAAAGCGTCGCTTCCGTATGATTGTGTTCTACAGTATCAGTTATGGGATGCGGGAGCTTCGCCCCTGTATCTTTTACAGGGGCTTTTTATACGGCTGTGGTCACATATCTGGGGTCTGGCACGTATGGGGGGCCTGTGCTGGTTTATCTGTTGTACTCTCCGGGCCGGAGTGAAAAAATTTTCCTGGCAGATCTTGAAAACTGTGTAAGAGGAATTATTTTAATTATCGGACAAGCAATGCTTGCCTCTATGTTGAGCTTTTGAACAGGAATTCAGGAGGTTAATTATGGCACTCAGAACCTTGTCAGCACTCCCGGTATTTGCTGATTCCATTTTCTCAGACCGTTTCAACAGGATTGACAGATTGTTCAGTCAGTTAACGGGGGATACCCCTGTAGCGGCTGCGCCTTCATACGATCTCAAGAAACAGGATTCGAATCGTTATCAACTTACGGTAAGCGTTCCCGGCTGGAAGGAGGATGAGCTTGAAATTGAAACCGTGGGTGGAAACTTGACTGTTGCTGGTAAGCGGGCCGAAGAATCTTCAGAAGAAAAAGAAAACTGGATATATCGTGGTATCCGACGCGCGGATTTCCAGTTAAGCTTTTCTTTACCTGAACACACTAAAGTGAGCGGTGCAAAACTGGAGAATGGTCTTCTGCAGGTGGATATTTACCAGGAAATTCCTGAAAGTGAGAAACCTCAGAAAATAGCGATAGAGAGCAATCAGAAAGTGATAGAACATAAATCATAATTGGGTGTAAGTCTCAGCAGACTAAAGCTCCCGTTTATGTAACTACTCTTTATTTCGATATGACAATACCTTATATACTTCACCTTTCGGCCTGCTTTTGCAGGTCTTTTTTTTGTAAAAAAAAAGCCCGCAGAGTACGGGCATAACACAGAGCAAATAGCTAATATTCAAGTTGTCTTCATCAACTTGTGAGAAGAATTTAACCTTAAGCGAAATTTATGTAAAGACATTATTACTTATCTGGTTATTGGCTGCCTTCGGGGCGGCTTTTTTTATTTCCCCTCGTACTGAGAGGAGCCACATCAATAAGAGGGGGCTAAATGTCCGATCCATTAACCGGCGCTGGCGCAGTTCTCGGCGGTGGCCTGCTGGGATCCGTTGCGTATGGAGTTTTTACTCACACCGACTTTGGCGTCGTTTTTGGCGCGTTTGGCGGTGCAGTATTTTACGTCGCAACAGCAACAAACCTTACGCGAGTCCGCCTGGCGGCATATTTCCTGACCTCGTTCATCGTCGGGGTGCTTGGAGCCGGATTTGTTGGTTCCTGGCTCAATGCCGCCACGCGTTATGAAAAACCGCTGGATGCGCTCGGCGCAGTAGTTCTTTCTGCACTGTGCATAAAGATTCTAACTTTCCTTAATAATCAGGATTTGAACAACCTGTTTGGTGTCTTTACGCGGTTACGCGGGGGAGGGGGAAATGGTAAGTGACCCGACAGCACTGCTTAACTCGATCACCTGCGCGGTGATAGTTCTTGTTCTGATGTTCTACCAGCGTCGGGGTGCACGTCACCGGCCTTTCATTTCGTTTCTGGCATATCTGACCGTGCTGGTTTACGCCGCCATTCCTTTGAAGTTCATTTTCGGTCTGTATAACGATTCAAACTGGTTTGTGGTACTGGTGAATATTCTGATTTGCGTTGCAGTTCTCTGGGTTCGTGGAAACGTGGCTCGACTTATTGACATGCTGCATAAATAAAAGACGAGTTGCAGCGACATCACTACAACCCGCCAAAGGTCACCAAAAGGTATTAGGATAAATCTTAATTCTGATTGTGTTTTAAATCACTTCTTAAAGCATCCTTAAATATGGTAGTTGCTGTACGGATAATTTTATGAATCAACAACAATTTCAGCAGGCGGCTGGTATAAGCGCCGGATTAGCTGCGCGCTGGTTTCCGCACATCGACGCGGCAATGAAAGAATTTGGCATCACTGTGCCGCTCGATCAGGCGATGTTCATCGCGCAGATGGGGCATGAGTCCGGCGGGTATGAAAAGCTGGTGGAAAGCCTGAACTACACAGCCGATCGTCTTGTTCCCGTATTCGGCAAGCACCGTATCACGGCACAGCAGGCTGCTGCACTCGGCAGAACGGCAACGCAACCAGCTAATCAGAAAGCGATAGCCAATCTGGTTTACGGTGGCGAGTGGGGTAAAAAGAATCTGGGCAATCAGGTTGCCGGTGACGGGTGGAAATATCGCGGGCGCGGGCTGAAGCAAATCACAGGGTTAAGCAACTATCGCAAATGCGGCCTGGCGCTAAAACTGGATCTGGTCACGCAGCCGGAATTACTGGAGCAGGACGAAAATGCAGCGCGTTCCGCAGCGTGGTTCTTTGCCACCAGCGGATGCCTTGTGTATTCCGGTAATGTGGAACGTATCACGATCATCATCAACGGCGGTAAAAACGGTCTTGATGACCGCCGTCGCCGTTTCAATCTGGCAAAAGCCGTGCTGGTCTGAGGCTGCTATGGGAATTGAAATGATTATCGGCCTGGTTGTTGCTGTGCTGGCCGCAATTGCAGGCGCATTTGGTTTCGGTCACGCGCGCGGCACCAGCAAAGCGGAAACCAAAGCGGGAATTCAACGCACAGAAGAACGCGCGGCAGCTACTGAAGCAGTTGCAGAACGCCGGGTAGAGACAACAAAAGGAGCCAGGGATGTACAGCAGACTGTTAATCATCTTCCTGATGACGATGTTGACCGCGAGTTGCGTGAGAACTTTACCCGCAAAACCTGAAGTAACGGACACGGCATGTGACTGGGTACACGTCATCTACCTTACTGAGCATGATATTGAAGTAATGGATCGGTATACGAAGAAAGACATTTTGGCGCACAACAAAGCAGTACAGTTCAACTGCAAACAGGGAGTAAAAGAAATTAAGCACTAAAGCAGAGAAAACATATTGGATGACGGCTGATTTCACGCTGTTTAACTATTGTCCATATCCGGTCATATTCCTCCGCGATATAGTGAGAACGAGAAAGTGTGAAACATCCCGATGTATCGGTTTCTTCCATTTTAATATGTAAGTAGAGAGCGGGACGGTGATGAGTCGGGCATCCTTTGTGTCGGCTTACCTTGTTTTTCGGCAAAGATATTTGCTATTAATTACGCCATCAAAGAATCGACCTTTGGATTTTGCCGTCACAAAGGAATTGTAAGTTTTTTTCGACACTCTAATGTATTGATAAGTACCTGAATCTACAAACGCTATCTCCAGTATTTTCTCTGAAGGGTAGTAACCAATAGATTTTATTTTTGATGATATGACCTCATGGAAGTACATTTTATTTCCTTGTGGTTAATGATACTGGCCTTCCATACTACACCATTAAACAGTTTCCAGGGGAAATAACATAAACAAGTTGTTAGTATTTTTGACTCAGGTGCTGGCGAGAATGTATGTTGTCCTGGCGATGACCCCGCAAGCGGCGGGGCTAACTAACGTAAGAAAAGCATTATCACCCAGGCAGGGTTTTACCGTGATAAAGAAGGAACTAAGGCTGACTGGAACAACGTGCTGCAGTATGGGCAGATGAGTTGTGTCCCTTTTTGAACTCTCATAAAGCTATGTTCTGAATCTTTTGAGCAGGCAGGACAGGAGCATTTTACAAGGTGATTACGGCGATTTTTTGTATCTTTACGTCCGGACATAGTTTGCTTCCTGTTTTTATAAGGTTGCAACCATACACGTTTCGATAAGAAATAGCTCGCCTTCATTTCTGGATATTTATCTGAATATCACTATGTATCATGGCTTGCACCGACTGGCGCGGTTGGAGAATGTGTTGATTTACGTCGATATTGACGTTATCTATTGATATGCTGACGACTATTGGTGTCGTAATTTATCCGACTTAAAAAAATTGACTCTTCCATGAGCCTAAATCCCTGAAAAAACTTAGGGTGACAGATAAAGGTCCGGATCAGCATGACAGAGTTTATGTATAAAGCCAGTTATATTATTTTTACCATTCAAATGATGCAGAAAAGAGGCTATGAATTTCTTTACAAAACTAATGCTTGCTAAGTATGGTTAACCATGCGTTAATGAATGTGCGGTTTGATACAAAATTATCTGAAGCAGTTATTGTAATACCTCTCATTCTTAATATCTCTTGAGATTCCTTTAGGTTTTTTTCTCTCTGATAAATTTTATTCAGACCATCATGCCTAAGGGCTTACTCAAAAAGGTATTAATTATGTCAAATAAAATCACTGGTCTGGTCAAATGGTTCAATCCTGAAAAAGGCTTTGGATTTATAACACCAAAAGACGGTAGCAAGGATGTTTTTGTGCATTTCTCTGCAATTCAAAGTGAAGATTTCCGTACTCTTAATGAAAATCAGGAAGTCGAATTTTCCGTCGAGCAAGGGCCAAAAGGCCCGTCAGCTGTAAATGTTGTGGCACTTTAAGGCAGCAATTATCTCTAACTATATTCACTTCAGGTGTCCATGCTGTCATGGGTCACAATTCAGGACATCAGTGTTTGATGTTACTGACAAAAATCCGTCCGGAGCGAAATGTATTTTTTGTAAATCACCAATGATTACATTTGATAACATTGTTTCATACATCAATTCCGGCCAGGCTACTCTGGATTTTCGGAAGTAAATTAAGGCTCCGTTACGGGAGCCTTTTTATCTTGTGTAATCAGCATGGTTTTCGCCACTAATCTGGATAACCTTATGAAAAAAGTAATAGTATTTTTTAATGCAAAACCTGCTGCTGTCGTAGAAGTTATGCCGACCATAACAACAATATTGCGGGAGTACCCTAATGGTGAAAAAGCGCATTTGACTGTTATGTCTGCGGGCTTCCCGTCTCTGACTGGTGATCACCAAATTGTAAATGTGGCTACTGACCGTGAACTATCATCTGAGGAGATACTGGAAGCAGCAAGGAAATTGATGTAACTGATTGTTCTGCTTATTCGCCTCTGCAAGATTATGGACAGAGGTGGTGTCGTGGTACAAGGAAAAGAGGTAACCCCGTATTTCTCCTATAATGATAGTTAAGAAAGACATTTTATTGGGGTGGGATTGGTTATGACGATTTATCTACGAAGTTCTGTAACAGGAAAAGTTCTGACGCAGGAAGAGTGGCAACAATCCTTAAGTGAGTGGGAAGACGAAGGTGGTTCACCGTCTCCGACCGAAGAGTTTATTGAGGTTGTGAAGGACAGCAAAGGGAACTGGGTTGAGAAAAATGATTCGTCCTATCCCTCCTGAAAGCGTCTTTTAGACTCAGTTTCACTAATGTATTCAAACGGAAGAAGTCTGATTTTTATATTATGAATAGACCAGTATGACTTTTCTCGTCTGATGGATGCACCGGGAACAAAACAGACATTTCCTATACTGCGAATCAAAGCAAACTTACCATTAGTAAATTTCACCCGATGGATGCATACGGGATGTGATATCTCTCCACGGAGTAAAGTTTCAATCACATATCCTTCTATAATTTTTTCATTTTTGTGGCTCATAATCAGTTACTCATTTTAAAAAGCGTTTGTACTCTAAATGTTAATTTTCTCTTTCTAATTAGTCAGTTATCCACCTATGCAGGAATATTCAGATGGCAGGAAGATGTGTCCGCAGTAAGAGCATTTCAATGGCTTATCTCTGCGCAACTGTCTGGATTTCTGATTCGTTATGCGTGAACATTCCGGACATTTGACTTCGACTGGACGTTCTTTGAATTGCCTGAGCCCACTGGAGTATGTCATGAGTGGTAACTCCTTTTTTAGGGAGAGGGGATCACAACCATACACCTCCCGATGTCCAATAGCTCTTTGTTTGAGTGTTTTTTAGACAATTGATGATATGCTGAAACATATTCATTGGGGCAGGTATTTCCTATGTCATTCTTAAATAAAGTAATAAAATTATTCAGTAATTCATCAAATATCACTGTAATCTGTCCGGAGTGCGGACATAAATCTCGGCAGTCAGTAGTAAAGATTAACCGAGGTAGAACATTAATCTGTCCTCGTTGTAAGGCACTGTTTGTTGCTTCTCGATAATTATCAGATCGACGGTTGTTGTGCACTGAATTGTTGTTGATGTGTAATAAAAATGAGACGCTTAAACTGAATCAGGTTATTGAAAAATAAGAATTGAATATAGTTCTGGAATGAATTCATCATACATGATGTTCTAACTGTTTTGACAGGGTTCAGTGTATTCACTGAAAAGCTTTTATGTAGCTCTCATGCTTCTTTACACCTGAGAGAATGGCTGGAGAATAGATTATAATTTATAATAAGTTAGTGTTGAAAACTTATGCTATCAACCACTTTACTGGCATGTTCATACTTTTGAAAAACCAGAAGAGGTCAATATGAGTTTAGAGGAACAAAAGCTAAAAGCAGAAGCAGAAATTTCCGCCCTTATCTCTAAAAAGATTGCTGAATTGAGAAAAAAAACGGGCAAAGAAGTTTCTGAAATTGAGTTTACTCCCAGAGAAACCATGACTGGTCTCGAAGGTTACGCAGTTAAGATCAAACTCATATAAATTCTCCCTTACTCATCAGGTCGCTCAGGCGGCCTTTTTTATGTCTTACAATTGATAATCACTATCATTTCAGTGGGTCCTTCCGGTGATTCTGAGCACCGAGGGGGCGAGGACACGCGGAAAACGGCTGGTTTTTTGCATTTTATCGGCATCATCATCATTCCCTTAACCTGTTGATATTTCAGTCGTGAAATTATTCACGATGTCGAAATGATTAATTTTTGTTCATCATCATGGATAACGAGCTGAAAAATCTCCGCCTTAATATTAACCAGCTGGCGGCGCTTACCGATCTGCATCGTCAGACGGTCGCCAGCAGGCTGAATAATGTCGAACCTGCTCCCGGCAGTAATTCCCGTCTCAAACTTTATTCCGTTCTGGATATTCTCCGGGAACTGCTGGGCCGAACAACGACACCGGAACTGGTGGACGTCGATAAGATGCTGCCACCCGATCGCAAAGCGTGGTTTCAGTCTGAACGTGAACGCCTTAAGTTCCAGCAGGAAACAGGTGAACTTATTTCGGCATCGGCAGTTACCCGCGAATTTTCCTCGATGGCGAAAGCCGTCGTTCAGGTACTGGAAACGCTGCCGGATATTCTGGAGCGCGATTGCGCGATGACACCTGCTGCTGTGGTCAGGGTGCAAAAAGTAATTGATGACCTGCGGGATCAGATTGCCCTGAAGGTTGAACAGGCAGATACGCCGGAACAGGAGGACAGTTCGTCAGAAGAGGAGTAAGCCATGCGACAGGCCACGGCGGCGGAGGTCAGAAAAAACACTGCCGGGATCATCAGGGCGCCACGTCGAATGCCTGTTGCCGAGGCCGTACATAAATACATGCATGTCCCGGTTGGTGTGGGTAACTATGTTAAATGGGACCCGGACCTTGCCCCCTATGTTGTGGAACCCATGAACTGCCTGGCATCGCGTGAATATGATGCTGTCATTTTTGTTGGCCCGGCCCGAACAGGTAAGACAATCGGTCTGATTGATGGATGGGTGGTGTACAACATTGTCTGTGATCCGTCGGATATGCTCATCGTTCAGATGACGGAAGAGAAAGCGCGTGAACACTCCAAAAAACGTCTTGCCAGAACATTTCGTGTCAGCCCGGAAGTGGCAAAGCGTCTGAGCCCGTTACGCAACGACAACAACGTGCATGACAGGACCTTCCTTGCCGGGAACTACCTGAAGATTGGCTGGCCTTCCATCAACATCATGTCCTCGTCAGATTTTAAATGCGTGGCGCTGACAGATTACGATCGCTTCCCTGAAGATATCGATGGCGAGGGCGATGGATTTACTCTTGCCTCCAAACGTACCACCACCTTTATGTCTGCGGGGATGACACTGGTCGAAAGCTCTCCGGGCAGGGAAATCACCAATACCAAGTGGCGGCGTAAATCGCCGCACGAAGCTCCGCCAACCACCGGAATCCTGGCTTTATACAATCGCGGCGATCGCCGCCGCTGGTACTGGCCATGCCCACACTGCGGGGAATACTTTCAACCTGCAATGGAGGCAATGACAGGCTACCGGGAAACACCTGATCCGGTGAAAGCCAGTGAAGCCGCGCATATTGAGTGCCCGCATTGTAACGGCATTATTACCGCCGATAAAAAGCGGGAACTTAACGGAAAGGGCGTCTGGTTACGTGAGGGCCTGGTGATCGACAGGGAAGGCAATATTACGGGGGAAGGTCGCCGTTCGCGTATCGCGTCGTTCTGGATGGAAGGACCGGCAGCGGCTTATCAGACCTGGTCCCAACTGGTCTACAAGCTGCTGACGGCGGAGCAGGACTATGAAGCAACCGGCAGTGAAGAGACCCTGCGCGCGGTGATTAACACTGACTGGGGACGGCCGTATCTGCCCCGCGCGGCCAGCGAGCAGCGCCGCGCCGATGTGCTGATGCAGCGGGCTGAAGATTACGGTAAACGGCTGGTGCCGCCCAAAGTCCGTTTCCTGCTGGCGTCAGTTGACGTACAGGGCGGGAAGAAACGCCGCTTTGTGGTCCAGATCATTGGCTACGGTGAAAACGGGGAACGCTGGCTGGTGGATCGCTATAACATCCGTCAGTCCCTGCGCTGTGATGAAAATGGCGAAACTCAGCCACTGCATCCGGGCTCCTATCCTGAAGACTGGAAGTTGCTGATTACGGATGTGCTGGAAAAAACGTATCCGCTCCAGTCCAGTCCTTCGCGGCGGATGCCCGTACTGGCAATGGCGGTCGACAGTGGCGGGGAAGATGGTGTCACGGATAACGCCTATAAATTCTGGCGTCAGTGTCGCCGTGATGGTCTGGGTAAACGGGTTTACCTGATTAAAGGGGACAGCACGAAACGTCAGAAAATCATTACCAGAACCCATCCCGATAACACTGACCGAAGCGATCGCCGGGCGGATGCGCGCGGCGAGGTTCCGGTTTATCTGTTGCAGACCGACCTGCTTAAAGACCAGCTCAGTAATAACCTTGAGCGTGAAACGCCCGGGGCAGGGTATATCCATTTTCCTGACTGGCTCGGGGAATGGTTCTACGAGGAACTGACCTACGAAGAACGTGGGACAGACGGAAAATGGCGTAAGCCGGGAAAAGGCAATAACGAAGCCTTTGACCTTTTCTGTTATGCCCACGCTGTCGCGATCCTGCGCGGCTACGAAAAAATCCGTGACTGGGAACAACCGCCAGCCTGGGCGGCTGCTCAGGATATCAATTCAAACATTATTGACGGGGAACGCCCCAGGGAGATTGCTGTGAAAAAAGCGGTGCCTGCACGTTCGTCTCCGGTTTCAGAAACTGAACAGGCCAGCACGCTGTCTGGCGGCTGGCTGGGTGTCAGCGAAAACGGAGGCTGGCTGTGACGAAAACAGAAATTCAGCAGATGCTGGTTACGGTTCGCCAGGCTTACCGTGACTCCCTTGATGGTAAAAGCGTGTCTTTCACTGGTGTGAACGGGCGCGCCATTACTAACCATGATCCGGTAGCGCTGCGTAAAGAGCTGGAATACTGGGAAAAACGCTGGGAAACCGTGAGTCGTCGCAGCGGTTCTTTCAAACTCGCTAACTTTCTTTAAGGCTTCACATGGGCATTTTTGACAGAGCACTTGGCGCCATTGCGCCAGGGTGGGCGGTTGCGCGTGCGCGAAACAGAATGCTGCTGCAGGCGTATGAAGCCGCGCAGCCGTCGCGCCTTCATAAAGGAAAGCGGGAAAGCCGTTCTGCGGATACGGCTGTCTTTGCCGCTGGTGTGTCGCTGCGCGAGCAGGCAAGGGCGCTGGATGAAGATCACGACATCGTCATTGGCCTGCTGGACAAACTGGAAGAGCGGGTAATCGGTGCTCAGGGGATTCAGGTGGAGCCGCAGCCGCTGGGGCTGGATGGCAAGCTGCATGAAGATTTTGCGGCCAGGATATCCGCGCTCTGGTCAGAATGGTCGGTGCGCCCGGAGGTGACAGGCATGTTCACGCGACCGGAAGCCGAGCGGCTGGCCCTGCGCTCTGCGCTGCGTGACGGTGAAATTTTTACCCAGCTGGTGCGCGGGCCGGTAGCGGGGTTGACCCATTCAACCAGCGTGCCGTTTTCGCTTGAACTTCTTGAAGCCGATTTTGTGCCGATGAATCTCAACAGCGTCGCCGGGCAGCAGGTGCGGCAGGGCATTATCGTCAACGCATGGGGCAGGCCGACGGGATACCGCGTCTATAAGTATCACCCGGCGAACATGGCCCGTTTCAGCGCCGAGCTTAAAACCGTTTCGGCAGAAAACATGCTGCATCTTGCGCAGCGGCGACGCCTGCACCAGTTGCGCGGCGTCAGCCTGTTGCACGGCGTGATTAAACGTCTGAGCGATATCAAGGACTACGAAGAGAGCGAACGTGTGGCCGCCCGCATCGCTGCCGCGCTGGGCTTTTATATCAAACGCGGGGATGCGGCCAGTTTTCCAGGGGATGACGACTGGAAAGGGCCAGAGAAAAAATACCGTCATTTCGATATCGCGCCGGGCATGATTTTTGACGATCTGGCGCCGGGTGAAGATCTCGGGATGGTTGAGTCAAACCGCCCGAACGTTCATCTCCATGAATTCCGCAACGGTCAGCTGCGTGCCGTCGCCGCTGGCAGCCGGGGCACCTATTCCAGCATCGCCCGTGACTATAACGGCACTTACAGTGCCCAGCGGCAGGAACTGGTGGAGGGGCAGGAAGGCTACAACGTCCTGCAGCAGTGGTTTGTCGGTCAGCACAGTCGCCCGGTATATCGCGCCTGGCTGGCGATGGCGCTGCTCACGATGGATATCCCGTCAGATGTAGACCGCCAGACGCTGTTCAACGCGACCTATCTCGGTCCGGTGATGCCGTGGATCGATCCGGTGAAAGAGGCCAACGCCTGGAAGGGGATTGTCCGTGGCGGCGCGGGAACCGAAGCAGAGTGGATACGCGCCCGTGGTCAGTCTCCCCAGGAGGTCAAACGCCAGCGAATGCGCGAAACCGAATTTAACCGTAAACACGGGCTGGTGTTTGATTCAGATGCCGCCAACGACAAAGGAGCTATGCCTGATGCAACCGCAAAACAAACCGGGCAGCCGCCGGAAGATGATGATTAACCCCCGCGCCAGCCTGGCGGGCGTTGATGCCGCAAATGGCCAGTGCTGGTATGAGATCCGCGCGCTGGCCGCCGGGCGCGTGGAGATTTTCCTTTATGACGTGATCGGCGGCTGGGGGATCACCGCCCAGCAGTTTGTCACGGACTGTAAGGAGGCCGGTGTTTTCGACGCCAGCGCAGTGGATTTGCATATTCACAGTCCCGGTGGCGATGTGATGCAGGGGTTTGCGATCTATAACACCCTGGCGCGGCTGAAAGCAAAAGTGGATATCTGGGTGGACGGTGTGGCGGCCAGTATGGCTTCGATGATTGTCTGTTTGCCTGGCGCCACGGTGCATATGCCGGAAAACGCCTGGCTTATGGTGCATAAACCGTGGGGGGGTATCGCCGGGGATTCTGACGATATGCGGGATTATGCCGACTGGCTGGATCGTAATGAAGCGCTGATGCTCAGTGCCTACATGAACAAGACCGGGCTTGGACAGGAAGAACTGGAAGCAATGCTGAAAGCTGAAACCTGGCTCAACGGCGCTGAAGCGGTGGAAAAAGGCTTCGCCGACACGCTTGAACCTGAACTGCAGGCTGCGGCCTGCGTGAATGAAAATAAACTGAAGGATTACCAGAATATGCCTGAACAGATTAAGACCCTTTTTACGCCGCGTGCCGAAGCCCCGGTAAATCAGCCGCCTGCTCCGGTTCAGCAGCCCGCACCAGTGCAGGCAACCCAGACCCAGCCGGCACCACAACATCCCGCGCCGCAGATGACAAACATCGATATCACCGCGCTGGCTCAGCAACTACAGCAGCAGATGCAGACGGCGAACGCGGAACGCGTAAATACGGTTTCCGCTGTGTTTGAGGCGTTCCCGACCTTCGCGACGCTGAAGGCTGAATGCCTTGCCGACTTTTCCTGCACGGCTGAAAAAGCCCGTGACAAACTGCTGCAGGCGCTGGCCGCAGGGACAACCCCGAGTGCGGGCCCGGGCGCCATTCATCTTTATGCCGGTAACGGCAATCTTGTCGGTGATTCCATTCGCGCGGCCATCATGGTCCGGGCGGGCTATGCGCAGGCTGAGAAGGATAACGCCTATAACGGTTATACCCTGCGTGAACTGGCACGCGCGTCGCTGGTGGATCGCGGTATCGGTATTTCCGGTCACGGTGCGCCGCTGGCGATGGTTGGGCTGGCGTTCACCCACAGCAGCAGCGATTTCGGCAATATCCTGATGGATGTGGCGCACAAGGCTGCACTGCTGGGCTGGGATGAGGCAAACGAAACCTTCGACCAGTGGACCCGCAAGGGCACGCTGACCGATTTCAAAACCGCGCATCGCGCAGGTCTGGACTCTTTCCCGACCTTGCGCAAGGTGCGTGCCGGGGCGGAATATAAGTACGTCACCCTGAAGGATCGCGGAGAACCCATTGCGCTGGCGACCTATGGCGAGCTTTTCAGCATCGATCGCCAGGCCATCATTAACGACGATATGGATATGCTTACTCGTATTCCGATGGCTATGGGGGGCGCTGCGCGCGCAACCGTCGGCGATCTGGTCTGGGCAGTACTGACCAGCAACCCGAAAATGTCGGACGGCAAGCCGTTGTTCCACGCCGATCATGGCAACCTGATAGCGGCTGACCTGAGCATCGATGGACTGGATGATGGACGTAAGGCGATGCTGTTGCAGAAGTCTGGCGATCGTCATCTCAATATCCGTCCGGCTTTTGCGTTGACGCCGGTTGCTATTGAATCCCGTGCTAACCAGTTGATCAAATCCGCCAGCGTGCCGGGGGCAGATGCCAACAGCGGCATCAATAACCCGATCCAGAACTTCGCAACTGTCCTTTCCGAAGCTCGTCTGGATGACAGCAGTCCGACAGATTACTACCTGTCGGCGGCGAAGGGCCGCGACACTATCGAAGTTGCTTATCTGGACGGTGTTGATACGCCATATCTGGAGCAGCAGCAGGGCTTCACCGTGGACGGTGCCGCATTCAAGGTGCGCATCGATGCGGGGGTGGCGCCGCTTGACTGGCGCGGCATGGTTAAAGTCACCAAAAAATAAACGACCGTCTTCTGACGGTTTTTTTTATTAAGGAGCGGCGTGTGCTGCTCCTTTTCATCTGGAGAGAAAAATGGCGAAGAACTATCAGCAGGACGGCAACACTCTTGATTTTCATAATACCGGTGCGGCAGATATTCATTCAGGTGAAGCCGTACTTTCAGGGGCGCTGGTGGGCGTAGCTCACGATGATATCCCGGCAGGATTGTGGGGCGTACTGCATACCACAGGCGTATTCGTACTGCCAAAGGCGGCTGAAGTGGTCACTGTTGGTCAGAAACTGTATCTGGCAGACGGTAAACTGACTGCGGAAGCGGGTGAGGAGGCTGCGCCGAACCCTCTGGCGGGTACGGCCTGGGCTGAGGCTGCTGCTGATGACGAGTTCGTTCCTGTACGGCTTGGCTACTGATGAACCGCTTCCGTGAACGTCTGGCGAGAGCGGATGCCCGGATAGACCGGGCATTTGCCGAAGAGGTTCCGGCCATTATTTCTGTCGGTGATGAGCAGCGGCCCGTCGCGGTGATTTTCGAATCGCCGGACGCGCCTGTCAGCGTGCCGGGGGGCGGAGAAATCCAGAACCATGTCCCGGCCTTCAGCGCCATGACCGCAGATATTGCCGGACTGTCAAAGCACGACCGGGTCCTGATTAACAATTTACCCTGGCGTGTCACTCATGTCGGTGCTGATGAAGAAGGGCGAACACGGGTTACCCTGGCATACGGGGAGCCGGGTAAGCCCCAGCCCGAAATAACGAAGTGGAGCTGATATGGCGCGGGGATCACGGTTGCGGCGGGATTTACCTGTCGATATTGATGTGGATGCTATCTGGGGAATAGCGGAAAGCATTGGGGCAACCCAGAAACAATTTCGCGCGGCATATTCCAGGGCATTAAAGCGGACAGCGGCCACATTACGGAAAAAGGCAATGGCCGATCTGAAAGATGGCCTGGCCCCCAGAAGCATTAATCTGGTGCGTCGCCGGTTGCTTTCATTCCGTCTGGATCGCGGTTCCCGCCTCGATAATTTTCGTCTCTGGTTTGGTCTCAACGCCATAAAAGTGAAGGATCTCAAAGGGCGTATTTCCGGCAGGATCAGACCTCATCACACGCGCAGGGACAAAAATACCGGGCGATTCATTAAAGCCAGGCGGCAGGCCGATAACGCGGGATTCACGCCGAAAGGCCGTCTGCTGTCGGCATGCACGTTTGAGAATGGCGAGGTTGCACGTTCCCGACGGGAAAACCGCCGGACGGTGGTGATTCGTGACCCGCAGACCCGCCGCACCCATGAGGCTGAAATTGATATCTACGAACCGATGCTGAACTACATCGAGGATAACGCCTTTGCAGAAGCGATGGAGATTTTTATGCATCACTTTGAAACCGATCTGCGCGGGCGTGTGAAAGCCCGTATTTCTGTCTGAGGTAATGAACGATGGCGGAGCCACTCCTGCTGGCGCAGTATCACGACGCCGTGATCGGCGCGCTGAAAAAAATTGAATGGGTCCGGGATGCTGATGCCTACCCGGAAAAAAATGTACCGCGCTTTTCCGGCCTGGTCACGCCCGCTGTCTGGCTCACCATTAACGGCTGGGAGCAGGGCGGGGGAAACGAAGGGCAACTGAACGTGGTGCTTTCCTGCGATCTCTTTGTGGTGGTGGACCCCGCCGCTTCAGGTGTCAGCAAGCCCAGAAATTTTCCTGCGCACGGCGGCGGCTGATATTACCCAGTGGATCGACGGACAGCAGTTCGGTCTGAATTATCCTGAACCCGCCGTTTTCATTGATGCCGGGGCGCGATGAATTTGATCCGCGCATGGATGACTATCTTGTCTGGCGTATTTCTTACACGCAGTCAGCGGCCTTCGGTGCAGATCCGTTTGCGCAGCTGAATGCTCCGCTTAAAGCTGTCTGGCTCGGTAAGGCGCCGGATATTGGGCCGCGCGCATGTGGACGATTACCGGCTGATTTACGAGGCAAAACCTGATGAGTGATATTGAGGGTGACTTACAGCGCAGGCTGGCGAACATCGTGCGGCGCGGCGTCATCCATTCAGTGAAGCATGATGGTATCCCGAAATGCCGGGTCGATTTGGGCGATATCGTTACCGCCTGGCTGCCACTCTGTCAGGGCTTTGCGGGCGCTAACCGTGCGGACTCCAATCCATATGCGGTGGGGGATGCGGTCACGGTGCTGTCTGAGGCCGGTGAGCTGAAACAACGGGCGAGTGTATCCGGGCTGGGAATACCGGCGCGATGCCAGTACCGGGAGGCAGCGAAAGTGAGCATATCACCCGCTACGGCGACGGTACTGAGATCCGGTACGACCGCGCGGCGCATGCCCTGACGATCACCCTGGCAGCGGGCGGCACATACACCATCGTCGGGAAAGGGACGCTGGATGGCCCGGTTGAAATCACTGACACCCTCACCGTCCAGGGTAAAACGCAGATCAACGCCGACACGAATGTGATCGGAAATATCGGTGCCACGAAGGAGATCACTGATAAAGCCGGCAGTATGAGCAAAATCCGCGAGACCTTTAACGACCATGATCACCCCGGCGACAGCGGCGGGACCACGGGAAAAACTAATCAGAAAATGTGACCTGCTTCGGCAGGTTTTTTTATGCCTGGAGATAAAACATGGCTCAGTTACATGGTGTTGAAACAATTGAACTGACATCGGGAACCGTTGCTGTCACGACGATTCAGACGGCCATCATTGGCCTTGTGGGAACCGCCCCGGACGCGTCTGACGGAACAGCGGCTTCGGGGTCATCCGGCACGCCGATTCTGGATAACGTTCTCGACTTCACCGCAACCCTGAAGGGGCGGGGCGGGAATATTATCAATGTTGAAGCGGTGGCCGGACAGACGGATGCAGAAAATCCGGTTGCCGTCGGGACATCTGCGGTCTGGGACCCGGAGTCGCTTACCCTGAAGATCACGCTGGGCTGCGATGAAAATGGCGTCATTACCGCCACACCCGCAGAGGTGGCCGGGGTCGTCAATGAGGCTGAAGGGGGAAAGGTAAAGGCAGCAGGCGCCGGAGGCGGGCTTGTTTCACCATTCATCCTCCAGCTATCCGGCGGCGAGGATGAACCTTTTCCCGCTCAACACGCCTGTGGCGGTCGTCGGGACCACGCTGTTATCCCGCCTCGGTGATAACGGGACGCTGAAACAGGCCCTGACCGATATCAACGATCAGCGTAATGCGCTGACGGTGGTTGTGCGTGTTGCGCAGGAGAGTGAGGGAAACTAAACAGCGCGCGGCAGTCCTGAAGGGGATCGGGCTGCTGTCATCAGCGAAATCTGTCACCACGTATCAGCCGCGTATTGTGATTGCGCCAGGTTTCAGTGAAGACGATGCGGCGGGGAAAGCGCTGGAGACCGTCGCCGGAAAAACTCCGGGCGATCGCTTATGTGGACTGTGCTTCCGGCGCAACCCTGCAGGAAGTGGTGCAGCGCCGCCAGTCCTATGGCGCACGGACAGAATTGCTGCGACCGCGCGTCCAGGTCAGTAACGCTGACGGCCAGCTGGTGTACCGTCCTTATTCTGCCTTTGCCGCCGGGTTTGCGCGCCAGAATCGATTACGAAAAAGGCTGGTGGTGGAGTAAATCCAACCAGGAGGTCTACAACATCCTGGGCGTTGAACAGGTGGATGAATTTATTCTTGGCGAAGAGAACTGTGATGCCAACCTGCTCAATATGCAGAACGTTTCCACCATTATCCGCCGTGCCGGGTTTAAACACTGGGGGAACCGGCTGTGCGCGACCGATCCACAATGGCGTTTTGAATCCGTCCGACGTACAGCGGATGTGATTGAGGACAGCATCCAGGAAGCCATGCTGGAGTATGTGGACCGCCCCCTTGATCGTGAGAACGCGGACGACATTATCGGCACCATCAATGCTTATATGCGCCAGCTTGTGGGACTGAGGGCCATTTTCGGCGGGCGGGCCTGGCTGGATGAAGAGCTGAACACCGCAGAAAGCATGGCTGCGGGTGTCCTGTACATCAACTACGATTTCGGGCCGAAATCGCCGACTGAACTCATCAGCCTGCGTGTCCGGGTGAACAACAACTATGCGCTTGAGGAGATGCTTGCAGCATGAGCGATAAAAATACATTACGCGTCTGGACCTTCTTCCGGCAGGGGATTCGTATCCAGGGGGCGCATGAATTTACGCCGCCGTCTCTGGCTGTTGTTAAAACAGATCTGCGTACCGGCGCCCAGGACGCTCCCACTCCGGTGGATGACGGTATGGAGGCGCTGACCTGCCAGGTCAAATTCTATGGCATCGATACTGACATGCTTGCCAGCTTCGGTTTTGTCAGCGGCAGCCGTTCCCGGTTTACGGCCTATCAGGGGTATCTGGGCAATGGTACAGCGCGGGGGACGGTTGAGGAAATTGAAGGTTTTGTCCAGACCGTCACACCGGATGCCCGTGGAAAAGAAAACCTGTCTGAAAATGCCGTTACGGTGGATATTGCCGTGAATTATTACCGGCAGTCGCTGGAGGGCCGGGAGCTTTTTGCCATTGATACCGAGCGTTTTGCGCGCCGTGTCAATGGTGTGGATGTCCTGTCCGGCCTGGCCGCAAAAGTTCGCCTCTGATTCCCCTTTTTACAATAACGGCCTGCGGGCCGTTTTTTTATGGAGTTATTTATGAGTATTCCCGGTGAAACCCGTGTAATCAGACTGTTCTCCCCCGTCACGCTTGAGGGGGGCGCGGTACTTGATGAAGTGACAATGCGTGAGCCACTTGTTCGTGACCGTATCGCTCATGCAAAGGATCGTGGCAATGAAGAAGAAAAAGAAGCCCGCATGATCGCTCTGCTCTGCAACCTCAGCGAACGGGATATCTGGCAACTGACAGCGGCGGATTATGCACAACTGCTGGACACATTTAACGTTTTTATGCTCCCGCCCGCGAAGCGACCGAAAGAGGACTTCTCCGGGCAGTAAGGTTTCTCGGGCGGCGTCTGCATTTTCCGATGGCGGATTATCTTGATATGCCGTTCAGCACTTTTACCGATTTTCTGACTGATGAACTGGAGGTAATGAACCGTGGCCGGAATAAGCCAGAACCTTAAGGCCGTTATTACTTTCGGCGGTAACATCGACAGTTCCTGGAGCCGTTCGGCAAACGGCCTGCAGAAAAGCCTGAAGGATATCGGCAGGCAGTCTGAACGGCTGACAAAGGACCAGACAAAGCTGGCTGCGGAGATTAAACGCGCAAAGCTGGCGGGGGAAAGCCTGGGCGATCTTAAACGGCGTTATTCGGAAGTGTCCAGGGAGATCAGGAAAACAGAGACTGAACAGCAGAAACTGAATGCACAGTTGCAGAAAGCGCAGCGCATACAGTCATTCAAGAGCGCTGGCAAGGGGCTGTTCCGGCGCGGGCTGGGGATCGCCGGGGCAACTGGGTGGGATGGTCGGGCCGGGGCTGGCGATTGGCGGCGGCGGTGTGGTGGCCTCCGCGCTTGGTACGCTTATCGCCCCGGCAGCCACCAACGCAGAAACCGCCCAGCGCGCGAATGTGGCAAAAAGCTACGGTGTGGATGTCACCACGTTTAACGCCTGGGACACGCTGGCAAAACAGTACGATATGAACGGGGAAAACATTGGCGATCTGTTCGAAGAGTATCTGCATTAAAGCCGGTGAGTATAAGCAGAACGGTAAGCAGGGGTCGCTGCAGGATGCTTTTGAAACGCTGGGCTTCAAAGCCGGTGATTTTGCCGGACTCAGTGATATGGCGCAGTTCAATAAAATTGTTGAGCGCGCGCTCAGCCTGGAGGATGAGTCAAAAGCCTCCTTTGCGCTGGATTCCCTTTTCGGGGGAGAAGCCAGCAAACTGCTGATGCTCATCAAACAGTCCGGCAGAAGTTACCGCGAACTGATGGATGAGCAGCGCCGCTATAACCTCGTCACAAAAGAAGGGGCCGAGGGTGCGATTGCAGGGCATCAGGCCATCAGTAACCTGCGTACTGTGTTCTCCTCCGCCGTTGCTGAAATATCCGGGCAACTGGGTAATGAACTGGCCCGGATGTACGGCGCCTGACGGATGATCTTGCCGACTGGTTTAAAGGCGGCGGGATAAAACGCATTGTTACTTTTCTGCGTAATGATCTGTATCCGGGCGTCCTGTCTTTCGGTCAGGGCGTCGTTTTTGTCGGCAAAATTATTTATGCGCTGGCTAAAAAGCTTTCATGGCTGCTGCCCGACAGTTCTTCTGACCAGAAAGAGGTGCTTAAATCTCTGGCAATGACCGGATCGGTTGATATCGCACGAATGACCGCTCAGAGAAAGGGACAGGGAGAGTGGTTTGAGCAGACGCTGGCTGACAACCCGAATCTGCCCGATGAAGTGAAAAATGCGTATATCGGCACCAGGGGATTTATCAAA